TCCCAGGAAGTTGCCGGACTCGGAGAATGGGCAGAAACGCCCAGGAAGCCGTCTAGGATGCCTCAGAATCGATTGGAGTCGCCGGTTCCTGTCTTCGGTAACCCAGCCTCCAAAGCACTCTAGCGAGGTCTTTGGCGGTTTCCTCGATGGACTCCTCGGCTAGATCCCAGTGAGCCGCATGGAGCAACTCGTGCAGGAGTGTATCGAGCTGTGCTTCTCCTCGCTGGTTTTTCCGGAGCGTGATTGTTCGACCCTCGTAGTCGCAGATGCCGTCAGTCGATCTCGGCAAACGATCGAAGGCCAACCGAAAGTAGCGACCGCGAATTCGGACTCTCATGCCGTCCGCACCTTCCAATCTCGACTGATCCGGTAGTTTTCAAAATCGAAGTCGCCGTCCGATCCGATCGACACAAACGCAAACCCGTGATTGCTCTTGGCGAATCGATTGTACTCTGGATTGAGCGCACACAGACATCCGACACTCCAGACCGCAACCTCCGAGCCGAACATGTCTGGCTCAACGTGCGTCGAAGTTCGATGCGAATGACCAACCGCTAACGTGTGCAGCGATCGCAGGAACGCACCTCTCGCCGGATTAACCGGAGCCGAGATTCCTTTCTGGAGTTCGTGACCGTGCAGGACGGGGAGCTTGCCTAGCATGACCGGTCTTTGGTCTGCGACGATCTCGATTCCCATCGTCGAGAGTTTGAGCAGTTCGTGGATTCGACACGCCTCAACCGAATACAACTCTGGAGCCCGTTGCCAAATGAAAGCGTCCCATCGTTCTTCATGGTTTCCCAACTTGAACACGATCCGCGCCCTAGGAAACTGCGATCGCAACCACTCAAGTCCTTCTCGGCACATCTTCAATTCGTCGCCGAACGATCTTGCCTCTGGGTCTTTCTGGTAACGACTGATCGAATAGAAATCGCAGTAGTCGCCGTTGATGAGCAGGCCGTCGCATTCGTTGTCAAGCAGTTTTCCGACTGCTGCTTCGCAGGCTTGATCTGAATGATACGGAATGTGTAGGTCGCTGAGGATTCCGATTCGAGAGCAACCGTCCATTTCGAACGCCGTGAACGGTTCCGCTAGCGACTCTGGCAATTTGCGAACTTCTCCGGCTTTTCTTTTAGGTGTCGGCACATCTGCTTGCGACCGATGCCGTTTTCCTTTTGTTCCTCGCACATGCCGAACAACGCCTCTGGCGGCCTCAGCATCTCGATATAGCAATGGATGTTCCTTGTGGAGTTTTCGTGCTAATTGAAGACTAGGAGTGTTTGGAAACTGCTTGCACAATTCTGCCGCGATCAACCTCGCTTTACTTTTCTCAGGCATTCTCAATCTCCTTAGAGTCTGTCTACGAAACGTCGAATTCTTTCCAGCTTCGGATGAGCGTTTGCGAAATGGACAAACCAAGCATCATTGATTCCAGACTCGAACTCTTTGAAGAACCCGCACCAGTTCCATCGAGAATCCAGCAACTCGACATCGTGTTTTTCTGCTTGGTGTTGAACCCAAATCTGTTCGGCACAATGTGAAGTCCCGATAGCAACGGTCGGAGGTAGCCAGACATCTGCCGCTTGTCTGCGAGTGTAGACTACGCCGCTATTCCAGCATTGCAAAGTCTCGATAATGTCCGTACTGCTTATCGTGCGAACTTGACGACGCTCCTTTATTAGCCAGTCCATGTTTGGCAGATAGGGAGTGTCATCGTGCAGAGAAACATAACTGTTGCGATCGAAGATGTTCGGTGCGTTCGGCTTGACGACTACATCTGCATCGAGAAACAAGCATTCATCGTATTGATGTGCAAAATAGTAAGTTCGGAACTTCTCCAATCCCCACCAATCTTGCGTCTTGTTAGTCAAGCAAATTAGATCGGCATCGCAGAACTCTGCGTATCGCTGCATAAACGGCCTAGTCAAAGACAAAATACCCTGAGTATCAATTCCAACAGCTACAGTGACAATGCACTTCGTTCGATTTGTGTTCGGCCTGCGATGCCTCCAAAGCGCATAGGCTTCGGCCATCGAGACGATCGGCTTTCCGAGTCGTTCATTTACTGCGTTGTGCATCGCAATCGATGATTCGAAAAACAATACAGGATCGGCAAAGTCGATAGGAGACGACTTCTCTAGGTCTTGAAAGTGCTTGCCGCAACCGCATTTGTCGTTAACGATCTTCGACCTCCAGGCACGATACCAGTCTCGATCGCATGCAGTATGCAGGTGAAGCTCTTTCCATAGAAGTCTGCCGCGATCTTCTTTGCGTTGCTGATTCTGTAGATGTCTTTGTCGTGGATCGCCTTGGAAGTCGGATAGTCGCTTCTTTGGTTTCGGCAATATCCATTCATTGCGCGCAGACAGGACCGCCCTTGTGCATGCACAGACATAAGGTCTTTGCAATCCGGAAACAACTTTCAGACAGTTTGGACAGAAAATCTTTTCCATTACGGCTCGCAAATCTCAACGTAAAAACTGCAATCGCCTCGACCAGTTGGGTCCATAGGATCAAACGCCTCAGAAGAACAAAAGCAAGTCAAGTCCGTCGATTCGACGGTGTAAGGTCCGAATTTATAGCAGTTCGTTGCGCAATTATATTCGAAAGGCAGATTAGGTCCGCTGCACCCATCGCATGAGTTCGTGCAACCAGTCAGAATGCCCATCGTCGCGGTTTCCGGGTCTCCGTAATTAGGGCAGTTGAAGCTAATCTCCCACTCTTGTCCGCCATTGCAACACGTTGACGAACCAACCCAGGTTCCGCTGATGCGATCGTACTCGATCTCAAATTCACAACCAGCAAGCAAATCAAGTCTAGTGCAGTCCTCTGGATCTATTGTGATCGTAACGACCAGCTTGGGAGGTATGTGGTTGCTTTCGCACGCACAAATACACAAATCGCACAGAGCGTCGGTCACATGGTGCTTAGAAAATATGAAGTCATCTACGAGCAAATCGACGGCCATCAACTGCATGCCGGAGTAATAACCTTGCGAAAACAATCCAGGGCTTTCTATTGCAACGAATGACAAAGTCGAATTCGAAGCAGAACCGCAAAACTCTTTTTCTGAAATCACTCCTTTGATCGTCCTGCTAAAGCCTATCACTCCCAGGACATCTTCCTCCTTCAGTATCGACTCCACTCCTCCAGAAACGATTCCAAGCCGTATTTTTGAATTGTTCGTTCCGTTGCGTTCAAACTCGACGAAATAGTAGTTTTCGGTCTCGCAGTACTCTGGACTTCCAGTAAGCGTTCGAACAACATTCAGACAAACGCGATAGCAGTCTCCGCTGTCGGCAACCTCATCTTTCGTGTCGAACTGAACAACCATAGGCTCGTCTGGAACCGGATGACGAACATTCAAGACGGCTACGGCTTCCGCAACTAGGCAGATTGCTCGATTGGTGTCGATTCCATACGTTCCTGGTTCTTCGCACCACGAACCTCCTAGAGCATCATCGTCTGCACGATTGAAGTTGTCTTCGTGGATGATGCAATCGCAACAGCAGTTTCCGAGTTTCCCCATCGATACCTCACTAACAAATTCCCACAGCCGCCCATTTCGCGTCAACAGGAAAACAGATCACCAATGAATCTGCTGGTATTTCGGTCTCGGACGGATTACGAACTTCATACTCGACGCTACCGGCGGTCCAGTCGCCGGATGAAGGGTCTTTTTTCGTCACATCTCCTAGACTGTTCCCGGCTATGGCCTCGTTGGTTATCGCAAGGATGGGCGTTTCGTTGCTTATCAATCGTATGCAATCCGTCTCAATCGAATCGGTAGCAATCATTGAATACATGCAACCCTTGCCGACTTTCCAAGAGTTGTTGATTGGACCGATACGCACGTTAATGCCAAGCGTAACGCTGCTGTCTTTGATCGCTCGGAAAACAGGACCGAACTGTGCCGTGCCGTAGTTTCCAGCTGCCACTTCCCATCCAGTATTAAAAATAAATGGACCGACAAGTGCATTTGTCCACAGCAGCGGTTTCTTCACCTTGAACAGACTCCTGCCAGCATCCTCAAGTTTGTCGGTTATTTGCATGCAGGCATACGCAGGAATCGTTTCCCCAGAGTCGTTAACGAATTGAATGTACTCAGGCCGTTGCTCCTGAACTTGCAGGCCGTTTCGCCCAACCAGTCGCTCGACATCAAGCGTAGCTTGCCAAACTCTTCTTGCGTTCGGCTCGGTGAATACTCCGATCGCGTCAGACATTGGCTACCCCCTAGTGTCGCAAAGAAGAGCAACGGAGATGATAACCGGCGTAACGGCTGTTCCGGTTCCAGTGTCGTTTACCGCAACTGAAAGTCGGCATTGGAGGACATCGCCAGGATTGACCGACGAAGCATCAATCGTGAAATCTTTGTTCGCTGCCGTTAGCGAGTTCATGTCCGTTGCTGCCGTTGTTACGAGATCCGAACCTACTGTAGTTCCGGTTCCTACGACAAACGCTTCGAGATCGACCGTGCATGATGTGCTCGCAACGGTCGTTTCCATCTTGGTTCTGACTCGAATTTGAATAGTTTCTCCATCGTCGTAATTCGGCGGGACTGGTACGAAAAACGCAACTCGTCTCGTAGTCGCCCCGAGGTTCTTGCAATCTCCTGCACTCAAAAGGATCGTTGCTCCAGACCCAGTTAGCGCGGCAGTCGTAACTGCTAGATCGTCGCTTGCCGCCGTACCTACTGCATTCGTGTGGCTTGCATCCCAGACTCGATAATCGGACCAGTTAATCGGAAATGTCTGAAGCGTTCTTTGCCGGAGTTGCGTATGCAAAATTTCTGCGTTGCCGCTAATCGTCGCCGATGTTATCGATCCATCTGGTAATTGAAGAAATGCGTTTGAAATCTGTGTCATGATATAACTCCTTACAAAAGCCCAAGTGCATTGAATGGTAGCGAATCAAAAATACGAAACTCAAGCCAATGAGCCAGAGCACCTTCTGGAAGCTGGTATCCGTTTTCGTCTAGCAAGACTGGCTTAGTTACCGGTTCACGCAATCCGTAATCGACAGCTCGAACGATCGCAGTGCCGCCCCCGGATTTATTTACTCGCACATAAAACCCTTCGTGCCGCACCCTCTTGTACCACGCACGGGCCGGAATGGTTTTGTACGGATAGCGAAACTGAATTTGCGCCGTGATTTCCCAGTAGCCTAAATCTTTGTCGTAGACGTTGCTAGCTGCAAACTTAGTTAACCTTGCAGTTCCAGCAGGCCATCCTAAAAACGTGTCCGAGTTAACCGCTTGTCTATATCGAGCCTGCACATACGGATTGAAGGTCGCCATGTTTCGGCGTATCGTCACGGTCTGATCTGGAATCGGTCGCTTTAATCCTGCGATCTGTTCGTAGTTTTTGGTGACGATGGGAAAGCCAAGGAAGTCTTCGTCTACCTCTTCTTCGGTCTCCACATCGTCCCAGTCTATTTTTGGTGGAGACAAAAGAGGACTTGTGCCTTGAACTGATTTTGCGATCTCTCCGCTGTAAGTGATTGTGACTATAGAAAATATCGGCGAGACTCTCTCGATGCTTGCTCCGTCTGCATAGCAAAACGGAAAACCAGGAAATGAAGATCCTGCTGCTGGTATTCCTTCCGCTTGATAAATATTTAGCTCTGGTTCATTCGCGTCATGGAGAACCTGATAAGCAGCAACAAACCCAATATCAAACTTTCGAAAATTGTCGGTCAGCTTGACATCGCTCGATGCCTTTGACCACATTTTATCGACTGACTTGATTGCCATGCTACGCTCGGAATGCACCGCCTCCTACGAAACGAACTTGCATACCCTTGGCCGCCGCCGACTTCTCTGTAGCAACGGCAATTCTCGTCTGCGTCTGCAACTGTTGGTTTGCAACCTGTAGCATCGGATTCGCGCTTGGGCCTCTTGTCAGAAGTCGAGATTCTACGGCTGATAGTGATCCTGGTCCTTGAGCAAGCTTCTTTTGCAACTCTTCAGCCTTGCGTTTCTCTTCTTCGAGTGCATTCAAGGTGGCTTCCTCTTTTGCAATTCGATCTGCCTCAGCCTTCGATAACCCCTCTTGCTGCAAGGCAAAAGACCTAGCCGCCTCAGCTCCCTGATTCAGCAATATCTTACGCTCTTCGAGTTGCTGATTGGTTTTTTGGCGTATCGATTGCAGTCTGTTCTCCTTTTCCTCTTCCGCTATACGCTCGGCCATTGCTTCTGTCATTCCCTGCTGAGTCAAAGAAAACACTCTAGCCGCCTCCTCTCCTTGAGTTAGCGCGATTCTTTGCTGCTGGATCGATGCTGCAGCAGATGAGAACAGATCGTTTACCTTCTGTTGAATCTTAGCCTGGTTTTCCTTTTCTCCATTTGCTTTTTTCAATTCTGCATTAGACTCTCTCAACCCGACTAACCATGATATTTGTGCGTCACTGAATCCTTGAATCTTCAGAAGATATTTCTGTGCGGCAGAGTCGCCTTCGGTCAAAGCAATCGTCTCAGCATTTAGCTGTTGCATAGACGAGTTGAATGACTTTTCTATTGCGTTTTGCTTTTCTGTATACGCTTTTTGTAACTCTCTTTGCTGCTGCCTGGTTTGGTTCAATTGCTCAACTAGCAAATTTGCTTCGTTCTGAACTACATCAGCATTCTGCTTCGATATGTCTGTGATGTCAAAAGTATTTCGCAACTCTTCCGCTCTGGCGTTGAGTGTTGCAATTCTTTCTGAAAGCTGCTCGTCGCTACGCTTCAATTCTTTGAAAAGACCATCGAGTAGTTTTTTCTGCTCACTCACAGTCGGAGCGATGTCTATCCTGGACAAGTCGCTTGCGAATTTATCCGCTTTGATCTTCAACAGTTCGGAGTTCAGATTCTTGATGGATTCAGCAGCATCGTCAAATTCTTGCTTGGCCTTATCTACCCCCCATATCATTTCGCCAATCGACTTGCCAAGCTCAAAGGAAATAACAGCAACGAGCGCGGTCAATCCACCCTTGAATAGCATTGCGCTTGCACCACCTTCCCTGGCGATTGCGCCGAACTGATTCACTTTCTCGGTGAGTTCTCCAATCTTCGATATACTTTGTCCAATTTCTGTCCCGCCTAGCATCTGAGCTAGAACGCCACCAGTACCGGCGACGCCTTTAACCTTTTCACCTGCGGTTTTCACTCTGCCCAACTCTTGTTCGGCATTGGCCGCAATCTGTGCAAACTTCTGGCTAGCCTGATCTTCTGCACTGACTATCACCTGAACTGCTTCACTCGCCATCTGATTCGCTCCTTATCAGGGCTTCTTCGATGCGATAGCAACGCTCTGCCGAGAGAAACCAAGACGATTGATCGAGCGCACCGCCAGAGACAGGCAAAACTCCCTTGCCGAACAACTCGATTAGGTGAATAGTCGAAGACATCGATCTTGCGTATTCGTTTGGGCAACCCATGATTTCGACGTTTCCTCCGTTGCAGTGCGTGCAACCTTTGCCGCTGCACATCGGACACTCTATCTCAATCGGCTGTTCTTTCGTTCCTTTGTCTACGCACTGGTTGCCGCACGTTCGACACAGCTTGCCATGCCGAATAAGTGCCGCAACCCTCAATCTTTTTTTTCGTCGGCTTGAACGAACTGGTTCGAAAGTATCTTTCGGAGCAACTCCCTGGCTTCGTTATGGCTCAAGAGAGACTGAACGTCTGATTCTCCGAACACAAACGATCCCATGTTCGACCAACCTACGAGATACTTCCTGAGCAGTTCGCAGGTCGCATCGAAAATCTTTGTCGCCGTTTCTTGCGACAACGATTCGTCCATTTCCTCCGATAGCTTTTGTTGCTCTCGCATCGTAAGCGATCGGCTGTAGAACGTCGGTCGAACGTCTTCCGGTTTGTCGGCATCGGAGTCGAGAACAACGGGAAACTTCAGATTCGGCTCAAGTGAGATTGGCATACGGTTACGGTGTAAATACGAGTTCGATTTCCTGGTCGGCGGTAGAACCATTCTGACCGCACAGGAACGTAATATCGTTTGTTTGCAGCATGTTCCGATCTCCTTCGGCAATCGATTCAATCGACGCCTTCGGAGCGGTGAACACGATCTTGGATGTTGAAGGACCGCCAATCTCAAAGACTAACGCTGCTTCAGTAGATGCGAGGAACTGACCGTAGTCGTCTCTCGTAGCAACCAACTTCGCCTCTGGATTAAGCGTAACGATCGGTCGTCGGTTTGTTATGACCGTCGAGATAAAACCCGAGTCGTTGCTAGCCTCTGAAGACTCTCGGTAGGTGACAGTGTTACCAAGGTCCAGACTGACGCTTTGACAATTCAATGCAACGCTGTTGAACGTAGTCACGCCTCTCGCATATCGCAACGGAGTAACCGTAGGGTAGGTTGGAGAAATCAACGCAACATCAGTCGGAGGAACCCAGATGCCGCTAAACTCGAACTCTGCCGTGACCATCTTACCGGCCTCGCAGTTTAGCTTCATGTTTCCGCTTGCGCCCTTGATCGACTTGAACAGCCCATCTTCATAGACTCCGATCGTTAGGGTTTTGACCGATGTACTCGGAACGCTACTGCTTGGTCGAAACGTGTTGGTATTCTTCACCAGTCCGCAAGCAGGCAGGAACGTATCTGCCCAAAGCGGTTCAGTAGCTGTTCCGTCCCAGCCTAGATCGATCGAGAAAGTGACCTTGCCCTTATAGCCACCACTCACGCTAGACAGATGCCCGAGCGATCCTTGACCCTCTCTGGGAGTCTTCTCGATGTCGGTTTGGATCGCGACGTTGTAAGCGTTGAACGCAGCATCGGCAGCGGCAAGAGAGATTGCTGTTCCTGATGTCGTTTCAATCTTCGCCGCTAGTATTCGCTTTCGTTTGAGCAGTACCATTATCTACCTCTCGAAGTCTTGAGTTTAATGATGCCTTGTTTTTCCAAAATGATTTCTCGAATACGTCGTTTTATTTCTTTCGGCAATCGATCCTCGGCGATCGTCTTGGCAACTCCTGCCGCATTGATCTGTTCGAAGTAATCGCCAGGAGCAGGGCCGACGACGCGAACTAGGCGACGAATACCGTTTCGACGATAGACATGATTGCCGTAACTAGGCACGATAAACGCATCATCGACAATTCCGTTGAAGTTTCCTTTGTGTTTGTAATTCACAGGTTTGTGCGACCACTTAACGCCCATCAACTGCTTCTTGCCCTTTTTCTTTTTGACATACGGTCTGGCGTTGTAGAACTTCAACGGGAACGGATGACCTTCGCTGAATGCGAGTATGACCGTTGGGTTCTCGTCAGTTGGAGCTTGCTTGCGTTTGATAACCTTCTTAAGCGTCTCGGCTTTCTGGAACGTCTTACCGCCCTTCTGCATGCCGTCGTTGGACTTCAAATACATTACCTGACCGAGTTTCGACGCAACCTTAACACGAATTGTCTTGCCAACCTTGGAGACTATTGTTCGCAATTGCCTTGGTAGTTCATCTCGAAACTCGCCAAGTTCGGTTAGTAGTTTCGTGAACTGTTCTTGATTGACGGTTAGCTTAATATCCATTTCAGATCCTCGACACAAAAGGAGAGTACTCTGAAACGCGATACGTCACCGCAACGGGAACATTAACCCCGTCTGGGCCGCCGTCGAAATTAACATACTCGAACTTACCGATCTCCGAGTCCATCGCCAGTCCGTTCATCGTGTGCCAAGTTGCATTCGGAGTTGTGATTGCCTTGATAATGTCCGCTGCCGCTTGGTTTACCACATCCTCGCCGCTAGTCTCGTCAGGCATTAGATGGCAACGCACGTTAAAGGTCTGCCGTCTTGCGATGCCTGGAGGGTTGCCAGGAATGTCGAGTTCATTAACTCGTTCGTCGTCGCCTTGAACAACCAACACCTGACGATCTCTAGGTGTGAACTCTCCAACCCGAGTCGGACGAATGACTTCGACGATTCCAATGTCATAGGTATCGTTGTCTAGCATCGCTTCCAAGCGATCGACTAGCACTTCGTAAATTTGTTCGACGATCGCTAGCGACATTCGAGTGTAAGCATCCCTTCGTCGTGCTGCGTTATACGAACAATAGACCGCCTGGATTTTGGTTGACCGACTCGCTGCGGAAACTCAAGCATATCGCCGCCGATATTGATCTCGTCGCTAGCGATTCCTTTGGTGGAGTCGTTAGCAACGAAGACTTCGAAGACTGGCGTTATCGTATCGCCGTCCTCCGGATTGATCGCAAACGCTTCGCGCTGAACGACTGCGCTGATCGAACGCGAAAGGCCGTTCCTCTTGTAGTAGGTAACGGCCTCTGCAAAATCGTTGACATTGCAGAACACCGCCGAAGCGTCAGCTTGCATGGTGTTCTTAAGTGTCATCGTCTTACCGCTTGCAAGTAACGCGAATGTAGTCCATCAAAACAGAATCGACGTTCGTGTTTGCTGCCTTTTGCAACTGAATAATCGGTTGAAGACCAAGACTGTATGCGCTCATGTCGAAGGTCTGCGTTGAGCAAACTCGCTGACCGTCGATGTAAAACTTAACGTTCGACTTGCCGCCCGTAAAATCGATCACGAACTCTTTGTAAGTCGTCCCTAAAGCAACGCCAGTAGACACATCGTCAACGTCTCTTGTTCCGTCGTCAGTCTCGGCGTAAACAAGCGTTGTACTATTCGCACCCTCCATGCGGAACCAAGCAAGAGCAGCGACGCTATCAGCCGTGTCATTCCTGGCCGAACCTACGCCGAAGCAAAGAATGGACCCGCTGGTGAAAGTCGATGCACCAATTCTGACGCGCATCGAAACTCGCTGAATTAAATCGATGTCAAAATCAAGTGCATCGTTAAAGTGTAGACAAACATTTTCAACTTCTGAGGTCGCTGCAAGAGTCAACGTAGCTACCGAAGTTCCTGTGGTGTAGACAGGAGTTCCGGACGCAGAAGTATCATCAACCATCCAAGGAGTCGCCGGATCGGCACTCGTTGGAAATGTTGCCGGTGTTCCATTGAAGTCGTCTTGAAAAATTTCAAAATCACGAATTGGATAATCCATTTTTAGTTTCTCTTTCTTTGTTGGTTGAGTGGGTTAGCGGTTGCTGTAGAGTCCACGCCAATCGATTGCTGCACAACCGAACGTCTGACGAACTTTATAGCGATAGCAATCGGTTTCGAAATCAACTTCGTTTTCAAGAACAGGAGATTCTTCCCCGTTCAAGAACGTGATTTCCACAGTATCAATTTGTGCAGCATCTGCTGCCAAGTACCAATTGGTTGTCGAATTTGCATCGAGCAGAGCTTCTGCAACAACGGTCAGAGGACGAGATCCATTCACACCGTAGATATTGACGATTCCGGAGTTTCCATTTGATACTGCGTATGAAGAACTGTTGACGAGTTCCAGTGCGGTCGCAGCGTAGTTCTGAGGTACGATCAGATAGCGAGGAATGATGTTCAGCGTTACGTCGCTAGTCTGGCCTTTCTGAAGTGCCATTAATCGAAATGCTTCGTTCAATGTGGTGACACTCGGCGCACCAGCAGAAGCCGAATTGATAGTGCGACCGCTTGCGTGAGAAGCCGAGAACAAAGCCACATTGTCCGCCATCGTTGGATTAGACAGAAGAACGTCGTAAACAGCTTTGTTTTGAGTTCGCCGAGCAGCGTTTCCATGCATAGCAGGAACACGGCTGATAGCATCGAGATCGTCGTTGATGACAGTTTCCCAAGAAACAGAAAACATCGCACCGTACTTTTCGACCTTATAACTGGTCTTCAAATCGCTGATCGACTTTTGAGGGTACGGTTTTGTCTCAGGAACCATTTCGAGATTGGGGGATTCGCCGAAAGATACCCGATTGATATTTTTGAAATCATCTACCGACGGAGCTTGGCGAGCCCAAACTGACCAAGAATATGGAGCCTCTTCGTAAGCGTTTCGAAGAGTTTTATTGGCGGCATCAAGTAGCAAGTTTGGAAACGAGCCAGTCGTATGATAGGCATTTCGCTCGATCTTGTATCGACTCGACACGCCGTGAGCACCCATTGCAATCCGAGCGACCTCAACATCGCTCAAGCGATCCGTTCGGATTCCCATGCGCTCTACGCACAGAGTCGCCATTCGTCGCAAGCTGAGCTTGGAAAACTCATCGGCACCTGGAGTATCTGGAGCTGCCGCTCTGACCTTCGCTGCGCTAAATGCTCGTTTAACGAGACCGGCAGACATTGCCGCTGCAAATTTGTCATCGCTGCTTTCGGTGACTGCGATGTGTGCCGAAGATTCGTTCGACTGACCGAGGGGTTGAGTTGCCATCTTTCGGATGATCCTTTCATTTGCAACTGCTACAGAAACACCTTCGTCGATTAACTGATCGGCAAAGGATCTTTCAAGCCTTGCAAGCTTGACGTTGTTGTAGATTGTTTCTCGCCGAACCTTCTCGGCTTTGAGTTGCCGTGCGACTTCTTCGGCAACCTTCTCTTCCATGTTTTCAACTTTCGGCTTGTCTTCGTGCTGCATGTTCTCGACTTTCTTTTCGTCTTCCATGCTTTCGACTTCGACGACAGCCGGTTTCATGTGGTCTGCCATCCAAGTAATGATCGCCATAGGATCGGTGACTTCTTCAGGCAACCCAAAAGCCTTGAGTTGCTCCATCAATGCTTCGTCCATTCTTTCAATATCCTTCTGGTTGTAGGAACGCCTTACAGTTGAATTAGGGTCTGCGCCTGTAGCACAAATCGAAGCGTTGTGCGGTTCCCAACGTGTAACGATTTCAGCCGGTCCATTTATTACCGTTCCTGACGTTGTCACATATTGTTCCCCCTCACGCAAATACTTTCGTTCGATAATTACTGCGTCGATACTAAAATCGTTCAAATGACCT